TCCTCTGCTTCTAGACACAACTTCTTGTAGTCCTTGACAGCTTCAAGGAACTCTGCATTGTTGATATAATTTCTCTTTGTTTTCTTAGGTATCAATTTATCACTCCTACTTTATAATAATATAACATAATATTTGTTGATTGTCAAGCAATATTTTTTGTATTATTCGCTTGACTCTTCTGACAGACCATGTATAATAGAGTTATACGATTATGAATATATTAATGCTTTACTGCACCTCTAGAGTCCATAATAGCATTGAACACATCTTCTAGATCAGTGGTGAAGTCTTCGTCTGTCACAACACCTTTCTTTGATGTTACTTTCTCAACAAAGTCTTCATAATATCCTATAGACTTATCACTTGCATTATGGATATAGAATAAGTCTTGTTTATCAAGTGTAACAAAGTCTTCATCTGATAGTAGAAGCCAACTTCTAGCAAAGAACCCGTGTTCTGGATCTGCTTCTATTTGAACAGGATTTTCTAGAATAACAAACTCATCTTCATCTAAGTGAAGTATGGCAACAATATCATCACCGTTCTTTAGTTTAACATTTACTACTTGAGCCATTTAGTTCATCCTTTTATGTCTACATTATAGATTTTAAAGTCGAAACCTTCTTCTGTGTATATCTTTACTCTTTCAAGAAAATGTAATACTGCGAAGTTCTTTTTGTTTTTCCACTGTAGATCATCAACAATATCATATAGTGCCGCTTTCTCTTTGCCGTTGCCTTTACGAAGAACACGGCCAATCGATTGTAGATTTCTTATCTTGCCCTTAGATGGTGATGCAAAGATGATGTTATCTAATCGTCTTATATTTATACCTGTAGAAAAAGTGCCATATGATGCTAGAATGATATTGTTATCGGTTGTTTCTGTTATATGTCGAACATTCTCCCTGTCTTGCGCTTGGACTTCTCCATGCACAAAGTGAATTGTTTTGTCTTCTCTTGCCAAAATCGGATGTAATACCTTACCGTGCTTCTCAACAAATTGAAATAAGATGAGAGTGTTTCCAGGAAGACTCCAAGCAAGATTGCGAATGAAACTATTGCGGCTTTCATTTCTTACGATCCAATCTATTTCTTCTTGATATGTTTTGCCAGTGTTTGCTTTTCGAATAGTGTCGGGATAACTTAGAACAACTGATTTGATCTTGAACTCTGCAAGTGTCTTATCGTCAATCAAAGTCTTGGTCTTTACAACATCGAATACTGCGCCGAATAGACCTTCGAGAACTAACTTATGTGTCTGTGTGCCGTCAAGTGTCCCAGTAAGCCCGTAACGATACTTACAATCAGGCATCTTTTCCATGATACCAGTGATAGACTTCGCTTTTGCAAGGTGTGCTTCGTCTATAACAACCATGTCAAACTTAGAGAACCAGTCTTTCTTCTCTTTGAATACAGATTGCCAAGTAGTGATAGTGTATTCAGCGTCAATGTTCTTTTCAACACCGCCCATGATCTTGTGTATATTTAGTGGTCTATTTTTATTGTATTCTACAAAGTCTGTCGCCATTTGTGTGACAAGAGATATAGTAGGCACGACAATCAAAACTCGTCTACCTTGTTCTGCATGAAATCTTGATAACAGATAGATGATCAAAGACTTACCAGATGCGGTAGGAGACAGTAGTAAAGAGCGATTGTTTTTGAGAGCGTGAACGATAGCGTTGTTCTGGTAGTCTCTTGGCTCGTATATCGTATCGAACTCTTTTGCGAGATCATAGCCAGCGGTATCTTGCACTGCCTCATCTGGTTTGAGTTGCGCATCAACTTCACATTCATAATCACGAGTAGCACAGAACTTTACTATGTGTGGCAGTAGACCAGAGTATATCATACCAGTCATAGCATTGAACAAGCGTATGCGGCCATCCCAAACTTTATTGCGGTATGCTGGCGAGAACTTAGCACCAGGAACTTCAAACTCAAAGTGCTTTGATAGTTCCATTTTGATGCCAGACTCGGTTCGAACTCGGATATATACTTCGTTCACCCGTTCAATATTAACAAGTTCCATTATGCTCCCGTTCGAAACTTTTCCCAATTTATTATATTAGACAGAATAAAGTTTCTATTGTTTATCTGTTTGATAATCGATTCCAGATATTCTACTTTGGCTTCTTGTACACCCATTTTAAGAGAGGTGTCAACCACATCTTTATCGGCATCAATATATGTAGGGATATCTGATTTGAGTAGTCTGAGCGGCTGTGGTGGCCAACCATGCTCTTTAAGTTCTTCGCTATCCATGTCACCACGATAGTAATCGTTTTTTAACTTGATAAGAACTTTGTAATCGGCTCGTTGCTTCTTTAGCTTCAAGCCTTCTTCTACATAAAATCTGTAGTATTTGTTGTGCATCTTTGGAATGTCTGATGCTGTTCTTGAGATGTTTGCTTGGTCAATCTCACCGTCTTTAGCCCACTCATCGTATATGTCTTCTATTTTCACTTTCAAACTCCATAGTTTTATTATATAGTATATCACAAAAAACTAAGAATGTCAATAGTTATATTGTTTCAATCGTGTATGTATTATATTTAAATGTAACATCAAATGTAGCGTATGAGATATCGCCTGGTGTAGCGTCCATAGCAATAGAAGTTAGAAGCGATGGAAACATATCTTTGAAGATGAACATTTTGTTAGAGTTCTTCTTGCTATTCAGAACCATAAGAGTGCCGTCCGAATACAGACCATCATCACTCTCTTTGATACTCTCATATGCTGTGAAGCCGCCAGCTTTTGTTCCAGATTGCATCCACTCGTATATCTCTATAAACGCATCTAGATTTTCATCAGAGCGAATGGTAAGAGTTAGATCATCATATGTCAATCTATCGCCAAGTCTAAACATAGTCGTGAATGGCGTAGGTGTTTCATCTGGATTCATAGACACACCAGGAACATTGATACTTTGAACAAAGAAAGATATGTTAGGCAAACGCTTCACGTTGAACCTAAAACCAGTTGGTGATAAGAAGTTTTGTTGTACCATAAGTTAACCTCGTCTATACTGTATCATCTATTTATAAGACAATAAAAAAGGGC